CAGCGTGCGCGTTTCGTTTGTTAAAATCAGCGTCCCTGATGCATCCCACACAGCCAGCCCGTAGTCTGGCTTTGTCTGCGGGAAAATAGAGAAAAAATAAACGTACGCTGTGCCGGTTGCATTCGGTCTGAGAAAATCAATCGTGATGGTGTTCCCGCTTATCGTCTGAGTGATTTCGACCTCAACCGTGCAATGAACGAAGGCGACAACAGGCTGACCTGCGGGGAATGTGTGCGTCACTTTGGTATTGAACCCCGATGTTCCCTGAAGTGCCGCTGTCTTTCGCGCCTGAAGAGCGATTGGCGAGCTGTTCGCGGTCACCCATACTTCCCCGCTCGTGGTCGTCAGTAAAACGCCATACTCCGCCATTTATGCCCTCTCGATCTGGAAAATGAGATAAGCCGCTGCCGCAGGCTCAGTCCCTGCTGAGTAGTCGGTATCGCCTACTGCTGACACTGTTGCTGTTCCCCCCGAAATGGTGATCTTCCTCCGACTCGTACCAAACTGATCACCGTTCATGCTCTGAAAATAGGTAAGCCTGCAACCCGGTGGAAGCGCTACGGAGTAAGAGCCTGTTTTCTGGTTCTGGGCCAGCTGAAGATAGCCACAAACGCTGACAGGCTTAACGCCATAGTTGTTTACCTTGCCTGAGGCGTCCCATGTCTGGACACCATATTCCGCCATCCAGTCCTCCTGAAAAAAGAGGCCCGTAAGAGGCCTCCCGTTACCATGTTCCCGTGATTCTCCCGATCTGCACCCTCAAAACATTCCTGGAGTCCCGCACGCTGATTGTCTGGTTTGTCTGTTTCATTGCCCCCTCACCAGCTGTCGAACCGTAGTTCTCAAACGTACCGCCCTTATCCAGCCTCCACCCGACTGAGCCAGCGACATAGTTATTGGACTGGATGTAGTTGCCGATCTTGGCGTTGCTGATGGTGCCATCACCTATCAGCGCGTCTCTGATGAACACCTGCCCATTCTGGATAACGAACGGAAGGGTCACCGTAGCTCCGGCCTGGTGCGTTACGGCGAAGCGGTCAGCCAGGAAGATAACCTGCGACTGCATACCAGAAGGCGTATTCTCAACGCCGATCCCCATCCCAGCCGCGTAATACTGACCGTTGCTGGATAACCCGACCTTGATGCTGTACATCGCCTTCAGATCCCCGTTAACGTTCGCGATGGCCTGAGCGTTAGTGGTAATGGCTGAGGTATGTCCGTTGATGGTCGCCGTGATGCCGTTTATCTGCGTGGCCGTGGCCTGCTGGTAATCGGAGAAGGTCTGGTTCAGGCTGTTTATGGATGCCTTGTTGCCGTTCACGTCAGTCTGCAAACTCAGCAGCGAACGCGCCGTTGCCTCCTTCTCGTTGACGATCACCTCATCAATGCGGTCCAGCTGCGCGCTGTTACCGGCGACCGATGCAGACAGCGTTTTTCGCGCCGCCACCTGCGCCAGGTTACCCTGAATAATCGCGATGGCGGAGGTCTTCACTCCCCCCGCCATGCCGTCCACAGACACGCTGATGTTATCGATGCGCTGGCCCAGCGCGGTATTGGCCGTCGCCACTGTCTGCTCAAGCTCGCTCAGAGAAGAAGACACATTTCCGACCTTGCTCGACAGGTTTGTAACGCTGGTCTGAACCTTCCCGATATCCTGGGCATTTTGGGCAATTTTCTGCGCCTGTTGCTCCAGTTCGTCGTTGGCCTGTTTGATGTCGTTAGCCATGCCAGCAATTTTTTCATTGCTGTCTACCGCGTTCTCGATCAGGTCCTTGAATGTATCGGAGCCTTTCATGTCCTCCAGAATGGCATCGGTGATATCGGATACATCAATGCTGGCCTGTCCGCGCACAAAGTCAGTGTACCCTGATTCGTTTCCGCTGCGGTCAACCAGCTGCGCGCGGTACCAGAAAATTTGCCCTGCCTTAAGGCCCATCTGCTGATACTTGCGCTGCGGATAGGGTACGTCTGCCAGAAGCATCGCATCGTCTTCCGTCCCGGTCAGGCTGTACTGAATTTCCGTCTTCAGCGTGTCGTCGGTGTTCGCCGGGAATCCCCAGCTCAGCTCAATACCGAAAATCACATTATCAGAAGCGATGAAGCCGACCGGTTTCGGCGGATTGCCCACTTTACCCGTCAGCGTTTTCTCTTCTGAATAGCCCCACCCGGAAGAAATTTCTGCGGCATTGATGGCGCGCACCCGTACCAGATAACGCCCGGCATAAATTCCAGGAACGTCGAATGACGTGGTGGAACTGCGCGGCACGTTAACCCAGTTCCCGTCGTTGCGGCGCCATTGCGCTTCATAGGCGATAGCGTTCTGCGCCTGGTCCCAGCTCACGCGCATTGTTTCGACGCTGATATTCTGCTGCACTACTGAAAACGAACTGATTACGATGTTGTCTGGTGGTGACTGATTGCCAGGCGGGATCACGCTCACCGGCCGCTGGTCAATGATGGCTCCGGTATCGATTCGGGCATATTTATCCGGATCATGATTTGCACCGACGATTGTGAACGTGCCGTCATTATTATCAGTTACCGTAATAACGCGATACTGCTGTGCATAGAGTTCATCAGACTCTATGACCCACACGGTCTGAGTCACAGGTGTTTCGCTGTAAGCAGTCGTAACGGTTACTTTATTGCCCGTTATCGACTGGATGGTGCGTGACTGCGCAACCCCTGATGGCAGATTGATAATCATCCTGTCGCCCGAAGATGCATCTGGCGCCCTGTCCAGCGTCAAAATACGACCATTCACCGCTGAAACACGGCCGCCAAGGTCACGTCCGGAAAGATTTCGGTCGGCTACAGCAATTACATAGCCAGGCTGTGGAATATTGCCGTCTTCCCCTACATTGAAAGTAACAACGCGATCTTTGTTGTTGGTGAGGATCCCCCATCGCCCTTTGCGATTCGCTTCCGACTGACGGGTACAACCGATCGCAGTTATCTCAAGTTGATTAAACCCATAACGCGCAACCAGGGCCTGCTCAAAAACAGGCTCCATCGCATCAGAATAAGCGTTATCAGGATCAGACCAGGAAACCAGCGCATTGGTGTAACGGTTCTTTGTGGTGCTGCTGGAATAGGTAAAGCGGCCATCAATAACGTTCGCATGAGTGTATGTAAAATCAACATCTCTCGGCATGTCCGCCAGCGCCACAATCTGGTCGTCGCCCCAGTAGGTCATCCCACGGAAGATGGCAGCAAAATCACGCAGGACCGTATAAGCGTCGTTGCGTTCCTGAATGTAGACGTTGCAGGTATAACGTGGTTCGGTACCACTTCCGCCTTTGCCATCCGGTACCATTTGATCGCAATACTGCGCAACCTGGTAGAGCGTCCATTTATCTATGTTGGCCGTTGTAAGACGATCCCCAAGACCGAAACGGTCGCTAACCACCAGGTCGTAGAAAATCCATGCAGGGTTATCGGTCCAGGCCCATTTAAATGTCCCAGCCCACGTACCGCTATAAGTGCGGGTTTCGGGGTCGTAAGTATCCGGAATGCGGATAACGCGGCCGCGGGGCTCGCAGGAGATCTGCGGGATAGAGCCGTTAAACTGGCTGGAATCGAATTCGATATAAAGCAGCGCTGTGTTTGGATAGCGTAATTTGGCGTCAATTACCTCGGTGAAGCTCTGCAGCATCATCGCGTCGCCGATCTTCGCACTGTTGGCATCAGACGTAATCTTACGGAGTCGGATTGTCCAGGTTCTGCCAGCCTGAGGTAGATCAATACGGTGGCTGCGCTCGTAACCTGACGTCGTTTTGCCGGTCACGCTGGTATTGAGTACCGTCTGCCATGTGCCGCCGTCCGTCTGCAGGTCAATCGCATAATTAACCGAGTAACCGACCAGATCGCCGTCGTCCTCCTGCCTGAAAAGCGAAGGCCATTTCAGGCGCAGGCGAACAGCTGAAAGCTGCGTATTGGTAAACGTGCGCGTCCACGCTGTAGCGCTCGATACCTCAGTTCCCACGTTGATTTCGTTTTCGGTACCAGGTATGCCCTGAATATATTTTTGCGCCTGAGTTCCCGCGCGAAATTCCCACGTAACGCCGCTGAAGTTTTGAGAGCCATCAGCATTCTCCAGGGCCGTTCCGTCCAGGTAGATATCTTTCGCCGTCAGCTGCCCTGCAAATTCTCCCTCTCCCAGTGCAACGAGGATTTTTGCCTTTGCAACAGATTGCAGATCATCAGGCTGTTCGGTAGGGGTTCGGGAACTTGAGCTGCCGCCCTTGCGGCCTTTTATAGCGATTGCAGTTGCCATATTGCGCCCATGAAAAAAGCCACCCGAAGGTGGCCTGAAAGAAGGTATTTATTGCTGATCTTCGACATAAATCCCGGCAGAAATAATCGCGCCGCCGATTCGCCGGCGGCCATAAAGAAGTGGTACCGGATTCCCCTGGGCTGTCGTGTTTGTTACTCCACCAAAGGCGTAGCTGGCTTGGTTATCCGCAGATTGCTTACTGGCGAGCCCGGTTGTCTGTGGAGAAAGCATCTGGACTACGCCTCCGATCGCCATTGATGCCCCAATCCCCGCCACAGCGCCCCATCCACCAGCGAAAGCGGTACCACCAATCCCAATCGCGGCCCCTCCCGTGACGAACGCGGCAACAGCGACAAGGGCAACCCCGAGGATTGTCTGAAACACCCCGGCTCGCTTACTGCCGATGATCACCGGCGCGATGCGGATTTCCTCTTTGCTCCTGTCCATACTAAGCTCATCGTTTGAGAGGTTTCGTTTCCCGCTGAATACCGCATAAGTTAAACCTCGTTGCTTACTGGTATTAAGGAAACGTTCAAAACCCGGCACGATAACGCTCAGGGCGCGGATGGCCTCCTTTGGTGAAGCGACTGATAAACGATATTCACGCCCGAAGGTGGCGCCTAGCACGCCGTATAATCGAATTGTGCGGACCGGCTCAACATTGAGTAATGCAGCCATTTTTCCCCCATAAAAACTGTCACAGGCAGTTATCAGAAACAGTCTTTAAAGCGCAGTATTTTCATCGTGCGCTCACGCCAGTAACCGCCATAAGGTACGCGCTGGCTCAGATGCCCATAAAGGTGATGCAGTAGCATGTTGCCTTCCAGCAGAATCCCCGCATGATTCCACTTATCAGCCTGAACCTGCATGATCACCATATCGCCAGGTTTTGGCGGCCCGTCGAATTCACGGAATCCGCACTCATACCAGCAATCCTGATAGAAGTTGTCCGGGTAGTCGTTTTCCCACCAGGGATAATCGACCCGGTAATCGTGAAGCTCTATCCCGTGTGTTTGCCGGTAATAGCTCATCACCAGACCCCAGCAGTCGAAGTGACCAAGCACAAACGGTCGCTCCAGCAGCGGCAGTTCTCCACGCGGCTGGATAGTCCGTAAATCCCCCTCCGGCCAGCTCACGATATGCCAGGGTAAAAGGGTTGCATCGCATTGCGCTTTATCCAGCTCGCTCGGTTGCGTCGTGGCATCTGGGTGACTGTGAGCGATGGCGATCACCTTCCCCCAGTCTTCTGCAGCTGCATAGTCTTCGGGGCAAAGTACAAAATTGTCCTCCGGCGCCGCGGCAAGATTCCGGCACGGGAAATAACGTTCAACACAGCTTTTCTGCGCCACCACGCCGCAACACTCGCGAGGATACTCAGCTGCAGCATGAGCCATAATCGCATCGATGGTTTTCTGACGCATATCAGCTCCTGATCAAAGACGTGCCAGGGAACCCACCAAACGGCAGTTCGTTGCCGTCTCCATGCCGGAGCTTACAGGCCGTAAGCGTGCCGTTGCATTCATCCAGAGAGGGGTCGCTCACCGGGTTGTTGTTTTTATCGAAATAGCGGGTTCCGGCATAGTCGCAGCCATCGCCGGTGCGATATTTATTCCGGATACACCAGGTACACAGATAATGAAGTTGACGTGTAGGAATCATCTTTCCCTGTAACGACATTGGGCTATCGAGTACAAATTCGATACTTTCGCCCGGAATTTCGCTGCTTTTACTATCGATGTAAAAAACTCGTTTTCTGACCTGTTGCGGATCAGCTGTTGGGTTACCTGCTGGGAAGTTCTTCGCATCGAGATAGTGCGAATAGGTGTCATGGATAGAGACTTTCGCCTGTAGCATATCGTCATAAGCAAGGCACAGCGCTGTAATCTTGCTTTCGATATCTGCAACCGTCAGCGTTGGCTGGGCGCTGTTGCCTTCAGTGGATGCTTCAAGTCCTTCAATTTGATACGGCCAGGCGGCATATTCTTCCCCCTGCCACCAGATGCTTTTCGCCTTCAGCTTTGATTCATCACCACCAGCGGCGGCGATTTCTTCTTCCGTGTGCGGGAGATTGTACGCGTGAAATCGCAGTACATCATCCACGCCGAACGTAGAGCCATCAACTTCGATAAGCCGGACTTTGTTGCCGGGCTCAAGGCTTTGATAGTCTGCGGTGATCATGGTGCGTACGCCTGTTTGAATGTTGAAGAAATGGTCAGAACGTTGCTGGATAAGGGCTGTGACTTGATTGATTCGGCCTCAATCCGATAGAGCCCTGTTTCGCCAACTGGCGATGTCCAGATAAATGACTTTTGACGTGAGAACGAAAGAACTTCAGGGCCTGAAGCATGTCCGCTTTTTTCCCCGTCAGTGTGACAGGCCATGACTGCTTTTCAGGGTTAATGCCTTCCCCGGCGATCTGCTCATAGCCGTCGCCAAAGGTTGCAGAGCGCGTTTTAAGGCTGAATGCCCCTTCCATCCCCGCCTGTATCTGTGTTCGCCAGGTGAACGTTTCGATTGCCATGCTATCTCCGGACATAAAAAAACCCGCCGAAGCGGGTTAAGTGTTAATATATCAATAAATAAGTTAAAGATTTTTCAATTGGTATTAAAGTTTCGCGTAAGCTTAAAAGTGATTGACTGGTTATTCGCCTCAAGGATATCTAAAACAGCACCTTTATAGCGTATGGTTTTTGATTCAGAAAGGTCATATTCGACTTCATTTGAGAAGGCAGCTCTTGCCAATCCCCCCTGAAACTCACGATAACCAATATTTATCTTATTCCCAACCTTACCATTATAAATCAAGGTTTGTTGAAAAGCCGACTGCTGTTCTGTTTGAAATTTCACTTTTGAATATGGTTTCCCTGTATCACATTTGGTCGCGCCATAGATTGTCACAATACAGATCTCACCATTTTTTTTGAGCTGAATACTTTGAGTTGGATCGTTGACCATAAATCGATTCGGTACTAGAGCACCTGATGATCTTTCTACATTAGAGAAAAACTCAGATTTGGAATCCTCGCCAATTTTTACGTAGTCACCTGCAGGAATTGTATATACCCCTATGGATCCGATCTCAACTGCCTGATTGAAATGAATAGCATCAATACTGGCGTCGATACCCTGTCTAACCATATCTTCACCAACATAGGTAGTCGTAGTCGTATTAAGCGGCGGTATACTTATCTCTTTCGTTTGGGGTACATAGTTTCTAGCTGGCGTAGTACATCCGGCAACCAGTAAAGTCAGAATTGTCAGCCCTAGTAATTTTCTCATTGCAATATCCTTAAGTTACAATCAGAAACATCCTAACATTAACTTTTATTTGGTCAATGACTATCCATTTCCTAAGATCAGCAATTAAAACCGAATTTTAAGAAAGTTTTCCATTAACGCATTTTCGTTGCATTCCAGATGAGCCCTCCGGGCCTTAATTGCTTCGCAATACCTTCGCGCACTGACTGATCAATAGTTTGCTTATAGGCTCGGTACATCGTATCGCTACCAGCGTTTGTTTGCTGTTGCGGGCTCTGGTTCTGCACAACAACAGACGTTTGAACAGTAACACTGCCAGCGCCAGCGGATTGCAATCCATACATGGGCGCGGTGCCTACATACCCGCCGTTTGCATAGCCCTGAGCGCCTCGCATCAACGCGTAAAGGTTGCCAACACCCAACGCGCTGGTAGCCTCTTTGGTGAAAACAAACTCCCCACCGTGGACCACACCCTTCGGCTGATATTTACCGCCATCGCCGGTATAGCCAACCGCACCACCATTGGCGTACTCAGGGATATAACCGCCTGACCACGCCTGTTTTATTCCAAGGAAATTACCGAACCACGTTCCACCAAAGGCTGACTTCATTCCATTAACCAGAGCCAGTTGAGTCAGCATCTGGGCGATGCCCTTCAGGAAGGTAGTCAGGAAGTCGGAGAAGTTAGATTTACCAGTAGTAAAAAAGTCGGTGAGCGTGCTGGCCATCCCGGTGAACGCATTGCTGGTAATCGTCTGCACCTGCGAGTAAACATTGGTCGCGCTGTCCTCAAATTCAGCCCAGCCCTTTTTCGCGCCAGTCAGCCAGTCGCCACGTAACCGATCCTCAGCATCATAGTAATCATTCGCCGCTTTAAGCTGCTTCTGATAACCCTCGTCGTCAAGCGTGCCGCCTGAGTTGATCCATCCAGAAGAAAGCTGGCTCTTTGCCAGCTCACGTTGTGCCTGACGGTCACTCATCCCGGCACCGTTCACTAATGCAGCCTGCTTCTCTGCCATCTGTGTGACGTATTTCTGCGAGGTATCCATTCGCTTGTTCAGCTGTTCCTGTGCGGTAATCTGATCACCTAACAGGGCTTTCTGCCGTGCCAACTGAAGCACCTGGTCTTTACTCGCCAGCAGGGATTGTTCCTGCTTTGTCAGTGAACGTGAACGCGAGGCCTCCTCCAGCACCTGAAATTTCGCTTCAGTTGTCCACAGATCTTTGCGCTGCTGGCTGATAGTGTCGTTCAGCCTTTTATGCTGCTGCAGCGCGCGTAACTGAGCCTGAAGCGCCAGCAGCTCTGCCTGGGCAGCATCCGTGCTGCGATCGCCAGCCGATAAAGTGCCCTGCTTTCCGGTTTTGGTCTTTTTGCCGAAAGAAGCGACTCCTTCCCGATCCTTCTGGGTGGTTGCGGTACTTATCTTTCTGGTCGTATCGAGGTATTTACCTGCACTGATATCAGCGGCATCCCAGTCATTTTTCAGCTGAGAGACGCTGTCGCCATAAGCGCTGGCCATTTGTTCGTTGTAGTCCTGCCATCCCTGCAAAGTATCTGTTTTCGCCCAGTCGGGAACGAGGTTGATCGCGGCAGCGATAGAGGAAGAAATGATCTGGTTCAGCTTCTGGAAAACGATCGCAACGCTGTAATAAATTGCGTTGAATTCCTTCAGGGTGTTTGATGCCAGCTCAGCTACCCACTGACCGATACTCTGCATGGCCTCAGACGCCCAGCCCTTAATATCCAGCCACAGGCGACCAAACGGCGTCAGCGAGTCGTAAGCCTGTTCTCCGCGCTTTGACATCGTATCGCCAAACAGGTCCATAGCCTGCGTAACGGCCGCGGTCTGGTCCTTTTGCTTGATCAGATCGTCAACATGCTTAAGTTGTGAAACGGTCAGGAAATTATATTGTTCGTTGAGACTCTGCAGCGCTTTAACAGGGTCTTTTTCGATGTCCTTATAGGCTTTGGTGATGTCCTGCGCCGAGACTATACCGGTCTGAACCGCCAGCGCCGTGGAGCCCGCTGCTTTTTCAAGTTGCTGCTGTGTCAGCGATCCCATGCCAACTAGCTCAGTCATCAAACTCTGAACGGTTCCTACAGTAGCGCCAGTAGAGACAGCAATAGACTGGGAGGAAGCCATGATCTGAAGCGCTGACGTGCCGGCAATGTTGCCAGTCCTGATAATGGCCTTGTTGATTTCGTCGTAGGCGGTGAAGTAGTCCGACCCCGCTTTCGCCGCAATCAGAACGGCACCAGCCAGGCCGCCAATGGCCACTCGGGCAGGAGTCACCATCGACAACATCGCTTTCAGAGCATTGCCTACACCGCCAAACGAGTCACGGAGCTGACCGCCCTGCTGAATAGCAACCATATAAACCGGCATGCCGGAAGCCAGTGAAGTCACAATGTCGGTCATTTGCATCGGTAGATAACGCATAGCATTGCGATATTGACCCGCGCTGACAGCCCCAGACTTCCATGCTTCTTCCTGCTCTTTCAGCTTTGCGATCATTGGTGCAGCACGATCGGATACGCCGAGTTGGGCAGCTTTTAGCTCTAACAGTTCTGCGCGCGTTCTTCCGATTGCTGTGACCTGCTCCTCCAGCGAATCGATAAAGGTTTTGCTCGCTGCAGCTGCCCGCTGCGCTGCCTGAGCCTGCTCAATGCGAGCCCGCCCCTCTGCGGTCTCAGACTCCATTACCTGTGCCAGTTTTGCCCGCGTCGTCTCAAGCACGCTGTTGTAACGAGTAAAATCCTCGTCTCCCACCAGCCCTTTACCACGAAACTTCGCCAGGCTCTCCTGGATAGTGTCCAGCTCATCCAGCGCCTTGTTTACCGGACTAATTTTATTCAGCAGGTTCTGCAGTTCCTGACGCTGCTGCTTCAGGCTTTCGCTGTTCTTCTTCTGGTTATCGATGCCGGTGCGGAACGTACTGTTCAGGTCATCCGCTTTACCTGCAGCAGCGGTCGCGGTCTCCTGAAAGCGATCCAGTGCCTGGTTACCGCGCTCCAGCTCAGTGGTATTTACGCGCAGGGAAATCGTGGCGATATCGTTACTCATTCCGCCCTCTCTTTATGCATAACTTTTAGTGCGGCGCTCTCCATGATTCGGATGTCCGAAAGTGCGGTTGCCTCGTCCTCGACGTGGTGCAGGCGCATTACCCAGGGCAGCACGTTGTAATCAAGCCCTGATGCCCCTCCCATACCCGTGCGCCACTGCGTGCTGACAGCCTGAAACACCAGGAATGAAGGCCATACATCTGGCCATACGTCGATGTATTGATCGTCGTAGTCATCCGGCGTAAGCCCGTAAGGCGCCAGGTCTGCCGCTGTGGGTTCAGGCGTATAGAACGCAGAGGCAACCGCTATCAGTTTTTTTCGCGCTGCCCCATCAGCTCGCGGTAGTAGGTTTCCGGAATGGCCTTCATTGCCGCCGGATAGTTTTCAAGCAGTACCGACAGATTCTCCGCGTTGAACGCATCGGGAAGTGCCCAACCAGAAATGATTTCCATTAGAAAATCAGTGGCGGTTTTGCCTTCGAGTCTTTCCAGGTCAGCTAGTTCTTTAAGCGGCTTGTGATTAAACGTGAACGTCAGCACGCCATCCTCATCCCCGGCACGGGGAATCGAGACATTGGCCTTAAAAGTAGGTTTGGGCTGAAGAGTGAATTTGGTCGCCATTGATACCTCTTACGAAAAAAATGCCTCCGCAAAGGGAGGCAAAGATAGTGAAAGTTCTGACGGGTCAGGCGGCAGCGTCGGTCAACTTATAAAACGTCATCGCAGGTGACTGCAGGTTCAGCACCACGCTCACTGTCTCTACCTCGTTAACCGCTGTGGTCGGCGTGTCATCAAAGGATACCGTGGCCGCCCAGTACCGGTTCTCCTTCGCCTTCGGCACGTACATGTACGCTGCAACAGTCTCTTCCTCTTCATCCAACTGGCGCAGTAGTGGATAAACCGGGAGCGCAGAGTCATGTGCAATCGAGTAGGTCTGAGAGACAGCAGATTTATAGGTATTCAGGTTGCGCTGGCGGTCATCGCTCAGGAACTGAATCTGCGTTGTGTTCTGATCGCCACCGGATTTAGAAACCTCAGTGATTTGCGGCAACTCGGTCCATTCAAGCACTTTGCGGATCGAACCGATACCGCCACCAGCAGCATATTTGTTTTTGTTGGTGGTATTGATATTGCGAAGAGTGACAGCGCTTTCTGCAATCGCATCAATTTTTGCAATGACGTTATCAACACCGGACCAGTTGCAGCTCACATGGACAATATCACCCACCTTGAGTGCGTCAGCTTCACTCACGGTGATCACCATGTTTTCGGCGTTCGTCGCCCCGGTGAAAGTAATGGCTGGGCCATAGCCCGATGCAAGATAGACGTGAGCGCCGTTAGGCAGTGCAAAGCCCATAATGGTTACTCCTTTAGAAACGGGAAAACCGGCTCAAGGCCGGTCAGTTGTGGGACATCACAGAGGGAATCAGCTGGTAATGTCTGTCCGATAATTCAGGCTGACAGGAACGGTGTAGGACACAGGTGTAGGGACGCCGCGGAATATGCCAGGCGCGCTGCTAATCCAGCAGGTAAAGTCTTTGCCTGCAATTTCCAGCCCCTCGGGGAACAATTCCGCTACTCTGCCCGCCAGGGCAACGACGGAGGTACGGCCGGAGCCGGCTGGCGCCACGACATTAATCTGGTACACGCCAGAATAAGTCCGACAGCGCAAGCCGAGATCGATTATTCGCGGTGTAACGGGCATATCGTGAACGGCCAGGTACATCTCGTTAGCAGGAGGTGAAAACGGCACATTCTCCCATGCAACCGAAATGCCCTCAGCATCGGCCCAAGTACCCAGTCTGGCGGCCAGTGCAGATGCAATATCAGGAATCACTTAGTCACCTCCCTGACAGCTTCCTCAAAGAAGCGTTGAAACTCAGCTGCAGTTATGCGGACCACGCCGCCCGGCGCCTGTGTGGAATGCCCCATTTCAAGCGGGTAGGCATAGGGCACGTTGTTGCAGAAATAAATGGCCTTCATCCCGACTTTGAAGAGCGACAGCGTGTAATTCCCGGCCGCTTTTGTCAGGTCGCCGGTCTTGTCTATTCGCCCTGTTTCATCAGTCGTTGGCGCATCAAAGGACACCTGCCAGTTACCGCGAAAGCGTCCGCCCGTATACCCCGGCGGTGTTTTGATATCCATCCCATCCACCACCTGGGCTTTTTTCTTCAGTCGCCCGGTTTTGGTCAGGTTGTCGGGATTGGCCCGCTGCGCTTCGTTATGGTCGTAAACAGCGCGATTATAGGAAACGGCTGTCTGGTTAACTTCCCACAACTCCGGGTTGCCCACTGGGGACATCATCACCAGTTGATTAAGGATCCGAATGCCGACTGCGCGTACGACTGCTTCCTGATTCGCTTTGGCTTTGTCCACAAATGCTGTGATGGCAGCTGTGAACGCCTTATTATCGCCCATTTTATGCCCTCAACTGAGCTTTGTAGCAGAGCACCACAGCGCCCGGTTTCACCGGGTTAGGTTTAACAACGCGGTGGCTTACGCCGTCCACGTCAATCAGATCGCCGGTTTTAATTTCCTTCTCAGCAGTGAAGGCAATCCGTACATCGCCGTTTTCAATGACGGTTCCGTCAATTTCGCCTGGCTCATATTCGGTTTTTACCCCGTTCGCAGTGAACTGAACATCATCCGTTTTGTGCTCGACTCCGCCAATAACAGTCACAGAGCCTTTACGGATTACGCTGTATTCCGTACCGTTTTGCCTGAGCATGCGGGTCGTTCTGGCCTGCATAAGTTGGTAATCAATCGACATATCAGGCCCTCTCTGCAAATACATTGATGGCGTAACCTCGACCACCAGCAAGGTCGCCCAGCAGCGCCATAACGGCAGGATAGGACGGCGTGAAAACCTCACCATCTGCGACCGCATAGGTCATCGTGACGGCACCTTCCACACGTTCCGTTTTCACAGCGGCTTCGCGCACACTGGAGAGTAAATCGCCGTCGATTGCCTCTACCGCCAGCATGCACTGCGCGGTTATAACCTGCCGTGGAACTTCATCCGGCGGGAAATCATGTTCATCCAGAACGACATTCACGCGTGGCCATGCCAGCGGCTGTCGAGGGTCGGCTTTTGAGCCAACCCAGTCCAGCCCCTCCAGGTAATCCATTGCCTTAATCAGCAAAGGTGTGAGCTTGTCAGGCAGTTCAATGCCGCGTATTTCCGCAAATGAGACAAGATCCTCTTCACTGGCGTAGCTGTTGGCATCAGGAGAGGTGATATCGGTATTGATCATCGAATCATCCTGTTTATGGGGCTTTCGCCCCATTCGTTATTCTCCGGCAGGCGCAGTGAAGGTGATCTCATCAGTGGTTTTCGCCACTCCTTCAACCGTGCCGGTTACCGTAAAGGTGCCAGCAACGTCTGATGTGAGTTTCACCGTTGCACCACCAGCAGAACCGGTCTGAGAGCTGGCAGTGCTGAGCGTGCCGTCCGTTGAACTCCATGCAACAGTCTTACCGGAAACACCTGCGCCGTTTAGCGTGTACTTCAGGGAAATGGTGACCGCATCGGTGCTGTCAGCGGTTGCGGAGGTTTTATCCGCTGACAGCGTTACTCCCCCACTGCGGATCCCAGTTTAATCAGCACACCTGCCGTTGATTTGTTGCTGGTGAAGTGTTTCTTCCAGTTGCCCGCAGTGCCGATGGCGGTCAGGTCAGGGTTATCACCTTTGGCGGTATCCCAGCTGTAGCCCAGCAGGTCAACGTTCACCACGCCTTCAGCGCGATAGCCAACCGCAAGGTTTTCCTGATCGTTGATATCGTAGGAACGGAAGCCCGGCGCCTGAGATTCGGTGACGGTAACCGCTCCGGCCACCAGCCCAAGGATCGCATCAGCGTCCATGGTGTCGGTAACCAGGACAGGTTTACCCAGGGTGCCCGGCTGCCCGCCGTAAACCACCACCCCCGCTTCTTCATAGATTTTGTTGGCGATCGCCTCATCCACGATGTCGAAGTAAGTGGCGGAGTGCATAACGAAGAGCACCACACGGTTGAACTTGTCGCCGTACTTACGCAGGCCGCGCGTCAGGGTCTTCTTGCCGTCTGTTTCGATATCGGCGGTAACCACCATGTCCGTGTTGGCGCCAATAGCAGCCGTCAGCGCCTTCAAGCCGTATTTCACGTAGCCTTCCAGCGTCGCGTCAGCCACATCAGTGCCGATCACTTCGGAGAACTCGTCAACCGAGCGGCCGCGGCGTTTGAACGCTTCTTCAGTCGTTTCGTATGGACCGTATTTCCACGGCGCTTTGACGGAAACTGCTTCGCCGGCGCCAATCTTCTTACCCGTCACTTTTTCGGTGGAGTTCACGTCACGCGATTCGATAGAACCGCCCACCTTGTAGAAGGCTCGCTTGCGGAAATCACCTTCAATCAGCTCGTTATCCAGCAGAATCGCCCCGTTGGAAGAGGCGTTAAAGATTGCCAGGTTATCCTGTCGGCGTTCAAGGAAAGCGGTCTGCGCCAGGTCGTCATAAATAACCAGGTCAGTATTAACAGTCGTTGCCATGGTTTAAATCCCTTATTTCGGAAGTTTGAGGAAGGCCTGCTGGCCGTGTTTGCGGATGTAGTCCGCTTTGTCGCTGGCGCTCATTTCGGAACGTTTCAGGCTGCCACCGCTGTTTGATTTGTGTCCGCCTGCGCCGGTGCCTTCGGCGCGCGGGAACAGGTGCGGAGCCGTCTCCTTAAGAGACTCCGCCCATTCAAGCGGGCTTAGTGGGGTTTTGCCGTCTTTACCGAACAGAACATCGCCATTTGCATCAACTGCCACGGCCTCGCCTTCGTCGTTGAGCTGGAATGTGCCTTTGGCACGCAGGATCAGATCGTCTGATGCTTCCGGCAGCGCGCCAGCTTTTGACGCTGCTGCACGGATTGCATCGCCCAGAACTCGATCCCGGAATTTGTTGGAGAACGCTTCGGCTTTGTCCGCGCGTTCATTTGCGGCTTTAATCTGCTTATCAACGTCAGCACGCAGACGCTCGGTGCGCCTATTGAGCACCTCATCGATTTTTCCGGCGGCAATCAGCTTTGCCTCTTCGTCGTCGGAAAAACGCTGGAGAATGCCGCGCACAGCGTCTGGATCGATACCTTCAAAGCGGGACAGGTTTTCTTTCTGCTGTTTAATGGTGCCCAGCAGTTCACTATTTTTCGTTTTGAGGCCAGTGACTTCACTGGTCACGCGCTCATCAATCAGCTTCTGGATTTCAGGAGTGATTTCGATACCACCGCCACCGCCGCCCTCACCGCCGCTTTCAGGTGCGTAATATTTCAGAAGCATGTTTCGAATTAACATAATTTCCCCTCGGGATTTTGCCGGGCCTCGCCCATAAAAAAGCCCCGGCGGATGCCAGGGCGTGGAGTAAGATGGATTGTTAGTTGTCTGTGCCTGAGAGCTGCTTCAGACGTTCCAGGCTGATCCATTCGCCTTTGTCAGTGAACATATCAGCCAGGTCGATTTCACCCGCGCGGAACAAACGGCCACGCTCGGCGCCCAAAACCTGATCCTGGCGTTGTGCCGGCTGGCGCGCGAGCCATTCCAGATATGATGTTTTTCCCGGTACCTGTCCATCCATGCTGGCACGAGTCCCCTCGTCCATCTCGTCGATATCGATGCCGAGTTCGCGCCACGACTTGAGAATCAGGGTTTCAGTAGAACGACAGCAGAAATGAATCCTCCCGGGTCCCTGCAGGTAAGGCACCTTATGCCCGACCGGTTTGTTATCCAGGGTGTAACGCAACAGGTCACGAATAATGCAGTCGTGGCTGGTTTTATTGTCCAGCGTAGATAGCCACTGTTTGCCTTTTACGATATCGCTGTTGGCGCTGGTGAAGCTGTTGCGTGCTGTGGCAGCCAGATGATTCACGGCTGTTTTAGCGATGCTGGCAGCGTTTGCCCTGCTCATCTGCAGCGCGCCGTCGCGATAATCTTTATTGGCGTGGCCGCGAACACTGCGCGCGATTGTTTCTACCGTGTCGCCGGCAAGATACCCCCTGCGGACGGCGTTCACTATCCGTGCCAGCCTGTCCGATTCCAGATTCTCCGCCCACTCACTCAGCAGCCTCCCCTGAAAGGGCTGCGCCATTGCTGCGGCATACACCATATCGGCGGTGATGCCCTGCAGCGGATAGTGAGACAGGACCTGTGAAGGCAGAAGGGAATCGAACAGGCTCAGCTGATAACTGGCTTCGTTCTTTGCCAGTGCCACCAGCTCATTTTCGAGCCCTGCCTGCATGGACGCTACGGCTTGATGGTTAAGTTCGCGCACGCTGCCCAGTAAACTCTCCAGACGGTTAACGGTGAAGCTCTCAGGAGGCAATCTGTCCAGCGCATCGAGCAGGCGGGCTGACAGATCCGCGTCCGTCTCGTTAAGCAACTTCACCATCCGATTTGCCACGCCAGTGGCATAGCGGCTTAACCAGACGGAGTGTGCGATCGACTCATCGCGCAGGCTTTCGTTTATGGTTGCCATATCACCCCCCGGTCAACGTTGGTGCCTGATTGCGAAGCGCATCAATTACCTCGTCCGGACTGTCGGCAGGGTCAATGAGATCGAGCTTCTGTAGTGCTCGAATCATATCGCTATCGCGCAGCGCACCGGACTGCCAGGCATTGACGATTGCCGTCACCATGCCCGACTCGGCAACCTTCGCAATGAATTCCTGGTTGATCGTGTAGCTCGTCGATTCGCCCTTGATGCCGAGATATTTCGCACACCAGGCAAGCGCCAGCGTGTAGGCCTCAGAAACATTTGAAACGCAGATACCGAGCACCGATGTTGATGATGTCTGCTCACCACTCGCCTGGGTTGCCGTCTTCGCCGTGGCGTTCTGCTCAATCAGTCGGGCGCCCAGCTGCACCATGTAATCGCGCTTGCTGTCCATGGCCTCTTTAGCCAGCATGTTCGGCTGTGCCTGGGCATAACCAAACGACCCATCTCTGGGAAGCATCAGTGGTGAACGGGAACCAATTTTCACTCCGGTCTTCTCAAGGTGATCGCGCCAGTTGGTATCAAGCCCAGTCATATAAGGCTGCACCTGGCCACAGAACCACGCGCTATCCTCATAGTCAGCGCTGTTTCGGTAATGACCGTGGTTTATCTCCACCAGCGCAGCCAACGGTGAATCATCGATAGTGGGATCGTTGTTCTGAGCACCGACAAAGGTGAAAGGGATTTCGTCCCAGTAGTCCTTTCCTTTCGGCTTGGGGTGGTACTCACTGTCAACGGTGTAGGTTCCGCTTGCAGTGCCACCAGCCCGGCGCCATACCCGGCAGATGAACCGCCCTTCTTCCAGCGCCAGCTCGCGGTATTGGATTTCATCCTTGTAAGCGTAGCCATCCGGCTCTTCTACGCATTCGCGCAGTACCACCAGCACCAGCTGATCGCGTCCGTTAATTCGCTTTGTTCGCCAGTTAATAATGTTCTCTGCCGGATAGCGGAGGATGATCGCCTCATCGGATGCTTCTGCGTAGTCAACATAAAGCCCCTCTCGTGCCACCTCCAGCACGTTCTCGGTCACCAGTTGCGACTGCTGATAGATGCTGGTACCGGCCCCGTCAGCATTGTCCAACAGGTATTTCAGCTTTTCAGGACCGTTAAACGTGGGGTCCTTGCGATACGCCATTCCAAGCATGCCGATCTTCGTATTGCCGGCAATGGCGTAGAACACAGCGCGGCTCAGATAGTCCTCATTACGCTTTTTATTGCGTAATGATTTATCGGTTGGGTCGAGATACGGCAGATACTTATTACCTGCCCCTTTTACGGCCTCGGCCCCTTTGCAAAAGTCCCTGTATTTCCGCCAGGCAGCAGAAGCCGCCCGGTGTTCTGGTCGAACCCAGGTGATGTCGTCGTTTGCCATATCAGAAAGTGGTGTCCATGGTGATTGAGTATGCCGGCTTCACAATGGGGTAATCCTTCACGATGAAGTACCCACCAGCATCATTGGGGTGATCGTTATCCGCTGATTTATCCGGTTCGCCGTTCGCAGCCCAGACTTGTTGTTCAAGGCTTTCGGTATAGACCGGGCAGTTCTGGACGTTGACCAGATAGCGGCGTTCGCCGTTGGCGTTACAGAACATGGCGTTCATCGAGTTGATACGGTCCTTAACCGGCGGGTTGGCATCATCAACAATGACGCTGAATCCGGCTTCGTTGAGCTGGGCGATATCGGTCTTACTGGCGTTCTGGGATTTGCGGGAGTCGCCAGAGGCATCCGGATAAATGTAAATCTCCCGGTTCTTCACATAACGGCCATCTTCATATCGCCAGAACTCTTCCTGGATACGCTTAATCATCGCAGGTGTGTCGTAGACCTTCACTAACTCACGAACAGCGCGCGGCAGGCCGTTACGCTTTACGTGAACAATCGCGGCCATTTTCCCAACGTTGAAGTCCATGCCGATAAACAGCGGATCCCCATCCTGAACCTCATCAGAACAGTTATTGAGCTTACGGTTGAACGTGTGGTAAATGGTCCCGCTGTTGAGGTTGGTGAATTTGCCGCGCAGATAGGCCTGAATCAGTTCGTCAGGGTATGAGCTCAGAAGCGATGGAATGTAGTCAGGCGGCAGGTTCTTCGCGTTGTCGAACGTGCTGGCCTGTATCAGCCCGTACAGAGCAGAAAGCTCAGGCTTTTCACGCACCGCCTTCACAAACTGCTGGTAGACGAATTTGAAGCCCTCCGGCGTAGTCGTTACATCGATACCGTTACGCAACCCGTCGATCTTGTAACGCATACGGGCGATGATTTTTCGCCAGGCCTGCTGCGCTTTAGCAGCCGCCATGACATCCAGCTCATCCACCATCGCGTTACCGATTTTGAAGCCGACTATCGAGCCGGGTTTTTCCATCGAACGGCAGATGGTTGTCCCGCGGTATCGTCTCCCCTCGTAGAAGTGAACCTCTTTGTTCCCCTCGTTGATTTTGACGTTCAAGCCCCAGTCAAAGGCCACCTCTTCAATCGTCGGGTAGAAGATGTCACGAATCTGCGGGTACGTCGGTGCGAAATAACCCTGGTTGATTTTAGGGTGCTCCCACATCCCCTTACAGATGCCGCCACAACCCACCCACGTCTTACCGGAACCGAACCCGGCAACATAGGCTTTGAATTTGTGCTGCATCGCGAGGAAGCGCGCCTGAGGAATGTTAAGTGTCGGGCTGATCCCCATCTTCCGCCCTCGCGTCCACTACATTGATATTGATCTGAACTGGGGTCGGTTCGTCATCATCACCATCACCGGCCAGCTCTTTGCGGAGTTTTTCCACCTCCAGCAGCCGGCGGTCGATTTCGATCTGCTGGAGACGCTGAGCGAACTCGCTATCCGCCAGGCCGAGCCGCTTCATTACCGCTTCAAACATTCGCTCACGGCTGATGGCTGTGATTTCGACACCATTCTTGCCAACCTTCACGCCTGAATAGGCAAGCCTGGAAACAGCCGGGAGCTTGCGAGTGTCTGGGAAATAAGGCTGGCCGATGCCGTCCCCATTACAGCGCGGGCATTCTGGGTTTGGTTCTCGGTTGTGGTCGTAGCCATAGCCGCCGGAATCTTCGGGTTCACGCCTGTCACGCTCAACAGCCTCGAGTCTTTTCTCTTCAAACTCAACTGCATCCCGCCACTGGTAGTGATGACCGAAGCCCCAGCAATAACGACACGCGCCTCGTCGGTATTGTGAGAGTTGGTTTGCATCGAAGGTGGCAAGTTGCCACATCTGCGCGAGGACTTCATCGGCACTGCCAAGCGTGCGCGCAATGGAGGCTTTCTGCTGTTGTGCAATAGCCTGGGCAACTGAAGTTTTCTGAAGGAGTTGATAACCGATTTGTTCAGCAGATTTTTTGCTGTAACCCGCCCTGATAGCGGCTTGTGTGGCGTTACCATCCTTTAGGTATTCTGCGACAAAACGTCTTTGCTGTGCCGTTAATCCATCATCATCCACCAGCTCTTCTGCGCTTTGTTCTTTTTGCGCAGTGCGCACTTTTTTCTGCGCAGATTTGTGCACAGATTGCGCAGAAGGTTTTTTGATATATCGACGTGCGGTAGCATAGTTCAGTCCCTGCGCTTCACACCATTCCTTTGGTGATACGCCGGTTGCGGCATGTTCGGACAGGAACCGTTGCTGAAGCTCGCCCCAGTCCGGTTTTGCCATATAAACTCCAATAAAAAACCGCCCTTAGGCGGTTAAATTTTGAGATTTAAAATTTTGGTGCTAAACCATACTTAGGCGTCTTTATGTTAGCAGCCCAGACTTTGATATCGTTCTGAAGCAACAAAGTGAAATCTGACTTGAGGTGGTTAACCATCTCATTGACCTTGCTTGCATCATTCACTGCAAAGTGTTCAATCCTGTCTGCTCCGACTGATACACAAGTATAAGTTGCAGGCACATCCTTCCCGTTAGCATTAAGCCGCACCTTCTCATCTCCACAGCCACCATCGGACATATAGGATACGAGCATATTAGCTGACTCCCTCCCCGGTTGAGAGATGCTTATCATGACAGGCAATCCCTCTGAGGTCTGGGTAATGTCGTAGAGTACAGCATCTTTTTGATACCAAGTATTGTATTCTCTTTCCTGAAACGCTGCGTAGGATGGCGAAGAAATCGTCGCCAGCAAGGCGATTGTAATAAAGTGAATTTTCATCGGTTGCTATTGTTTTGTTTAGGCAAAGTTATTATCCATATTGTGCCAACAGCAACAACGACGTAAGATTATTCCTACTATTTTTAGTGGTGCTAAATTCTCTTTTAGCAACCGTTAAGTATCCATATATCTCATATCAATAAAGCATTATAAATCCCGGTAATTTGAATTAAGTAAAAGCTAACTCCATGGTAACGAAAAAAATTTGCAATCACCTCTCAATACATTACCAGCATTCTACAGCATCAACCTTATTTTTGGTGAGCTTTTTCGAATGGCGAACTGGCTGCTATGTTTCGTCCATGATGTCTAATAACAAAGAGTCACTTATTAAACAAATAAGCGAGTATGCCAGGCTTAACGAGCAGGAAGAAATCCAGTTGCGCAAGATAATCAGCTGATTGATTCATCCGCTTAATCTTATAACGATTATCAAGCCCACCAGCAGGTGGGCGTTGTAATGGCTGCCACTACCCGGAGTGGCCACGCTCATGCCCTTGAGTTGCTGTCGCTTCATCGCCGCTTATAACCGGTGCGCGTCTGGCGTTCGCGCTGCTTTACCGGAGCATGTCCCCTTATTTACCCTCACAACGGTCTGCTATACCTGCTCGCCATTACGCGACTCGGGGCAGCATCATGGCTGCTGCATGGCCTTATGGCTGCGGTCAACCCGCTTACTGTTTCAAGGTCTTTAGCCCATCCACCAGTGAAAACAATCTGAGGAATTTCTTAATATCCCACGCTTACGCTTGTTGTTATCTGCCTGGCTGCCAGGCTATACATGACTCTGATGCGGAGAATGCCAACTCCGGGGAACATCAATAAAAAGAGCAACGAAACTGAGACTCCTGTAGCCCTCGCTGAGAGGGCTTTTTTTTCAAAAAAAAGCCAGCTCGGACAGAACTGGCTGGGTCTAGCAGTAAGTAGGTATTACTTCGCACTCATTTCGACGTGTACCCTATTCCTTTAGTCAAGCATTCAGACGCCGGGTGCCTCCCGGTGGACTTGCATCACTCCGCAAACCCGCAACACTACGTCCAGCAGTGACTGGTTGCCCCTCCGCTCAGGGGGATTCATCTGTATGGCAGAGATATCGAATCACTCGTGCCATTAAAATGTAGCTGACAGACAAAATAAAGTTGTGAGCATTGTTGAAATTCTTCGCTAATCATTCATCCCGTATACCCATCAGGCATTAGAAGAAAGCAGTTTTTTGTTCCTTTGCATTATTTATTTAATACACCTTTTTACTTTTGAGAAATGGATTACATTTACATTCTCCTTGTAATGATGACCCCTTTGGTCTCCCTTCCGAATTGCAGGATTTCATTTCGGAAGGGACTTTTTTCCTTTCCCGGCTTGCTAAATATTCATTATTTTCTAGACTCTTACATAGACTTTGCTATGTCAGGTGAAGTCGTCGTTTAGGACTACCCGTGTGCTCAAGGATGAGCCACCCTGATTTCTTCAAGCTTTTCCCTGCTAATTAATCATCTGCGCCCCAAGAATTGTCCATTTGTATAACAGAATTCTCAATATTTGCTACGGTTAAAGTCCAGAGGAGAGACTGTGTCCGAACCTCAGGGATGAGGCTCAATTTTTCCCGCAATTTGCTTTCCATGCTTTGTTATGCGCCAGGATGTCTTTCTTCGTCTGGCGGTCCAGAACGTCGATGTCTTGATCCGTCAGGAAGATTGGCTTCACCCAATCACAACCGGTATCAACCACCGCCGGGACGCTTCCATTCGTCACGCAGCTCGCGATCAACATCGTCGCCAGGCATATGATTAACAGTCTGCTGTACATTGCTGGCCTCTTTCGTTGTTTCTACCCTGCGTTCGGCTGCTGCGACCATTGCCGCTGCGTTATCTTCGGTTCGCTGCTGGTCGGCTTTGGCTTCTGCTTTGCTGGTGCCGCGAATATGGCCTAGGCCAAAAGCGCCGGCGATAGCGGAAATGACCAGTGCGGCCAGCCCGATTATTGTCTCGATACCCACACTCACCTCATACCAGAACTGATTTCGCCAGGTTAAACAGCTCGCGGCGCTTATCCAGCCCGTTGCGGCCGCCATTGATTAACAGTGTCACGCGCTCAACGTCGCCGGAATGAAGCAGGCAACCACGGGAGGCATAGAACCATGCGGCTGAGCGCGCGGCGTATTCATCCTGTTCAAGCAGCTCCGGGTGGGTAACAAGGTCCAGTTTCAACGCGTAGCCACAACTGCGATAGTTACTCAGGCCGGTAACCTGTTTCAGCCCGCGACCACGATATTTCCAGCCATCACCGGCAACTTGATTGCCAAGGTGTTCTTTTCCCCACTCACCACCGTATACCAGATTGGCGATCGCTTTCTGGTTTGCCGGTTGCGTTGCCGTTCTGCCAAGTGCGGCGGCCTGCTGTTGTGTGATGCGGTGGCTACCAAACGTCGGTACCAGGTTTTCAACCGCGTAATTCAGGCTCTCCACCAGCCGGGTAAATCTGGTGCTTTCATGCCCCATCTGGGCAATAAACATCGCCTGATCAAGCGGTGTGGTTATGCCGTATTCCTTCATAGCGGCGTCGATATGCGGAAACCAGCGCGCAGCTAACCCGGCGCTGATGCCAGCCGCCTTCTGAAATTGTGTTTGGTTCATTAGTGCCTCAGATGATCAACCAGACGTGCAACGTTGCCTTTGACGGCCACCAGCACGGAAAGGAATATGATGTTTGCCGCAATGGTGGCCCATGATGAATGCGGGTAAATCCCACACAGGTACGCCAGCGGTACAGCGCTGTAGGTGACGGTAATCAGCCAGGCTAAACGCGAAATCCATGGCCGATGCCGCGAATCTCCACGGCGATAAAACATCAGAGTAATTACAACTCCGGCGCAGAGCAGCGCGTTGATAGTTGCTGTTGGATCATTTAGTACCACCTGAACCTCCCCGGCGCGTTATTAGCGCCACCAGCGAGCCGATGTCCTGTTTATTCAGGAACGTAAGGATTTGAACGGCTAACGCAGAAGCTATTACGGCACCGATAGCATCCAAAGGCTTCTCGGTGTACCCCGTCCAGGAAGTGAGTTTTGAACCCAACAGCCCCGAACAAAGAATGCCGACGATATACGACACGAAGAAGTATGCCAGGCGACGTAACACACTCAGGTCAGCTGCTGTCGCTATGTAAAATACGGCGCCAGCAAATGCACCAAAAACAACACCGTAGTCAGTTCCGGTCAATAGACCGTAGACACTGGCTCCAGTCAAAGCTAAACCGGCCAGCCCCGTGCCGGAAAATGGATCGGACATCGGCCCCCCTCATATTGCTGTGAATCCTCTCAGTAAATTTGAGGGGAAATAAAAAAGGCCACCCTGAGGCAGCCTGTGTTCTTCGAATTATGTTCATAAAGGTGGGGATATTGGGCCTTCCAGAACGACCGCTTCACCGTTATGGCATAGATCGTAGCCACGAGTTAGATGCCAGACGCCTCTGATTATTTTTCCTGTAACCATATCTTCAGTTTTACCGTGCGAAAAGTAGGCGATCTGGACACAGTCATTGTGTCTAATCCAATAATATCCCTCTTTCATAATTCACCTCTTAAATTGTTTCATTTAGAAGTGTATATGACGATTCAGAACCTGGTGGTCGACAAAACGTTTTTTTGAGGATGTGGCGCCGGGTGCCTCCCGGTGACTTATCTCTGGTCGTCAAAGTCGCGCGCATACCTGCACATAGCAGTTAACCAGACGCCCCATCGCTTAGATGGGATTCACCACATGCATAACCTACTCAGGATATATTCATGCGGTCAATAGTTTATCTCTCTCGGCAAAAAAAAGCCTGCTCGGACAGCAGGCATAGTTGCTAAGTTGGCAATAGCTGAGAGAGTGGTGCCGGGTTCCTTCCGGTGAGAATTACTCCAGCAAACATTCTCGCGTCTGAGAGGTTTCCTTTTCTGGTAATTGCTGGAACGCCCCTCCGCATAGGGGGATTCACCACCAAAATGCTTTCAGAACCCATACATTCCGCAGGATGCTTAAAAAGCATATGTGCAGTACAAAGAATCTGCCAAGTAATCAGATCAATATATTCATTTAAATGGTACAGGTAGAGGGCCTTCAATCACCTCAGCCTCTCCATTGTGGCAAATGTCGTCTCCCTGCGTCAGATGCCAGATACCAGTTATCAACTGGCCCGTTTCAAGGTCATCGGTACACCATCGGTGTAGTAGGCTACCTGAATTCTGCCGTTGTGCTGTAGCTAGTAGAAACCCTCTTCCATTTTCCCACCAGCATGGCTGGGAAATTAGAAGTTACTACGGGGTTGTATGGTTTTAGTAATTCTTAAATTGCTATAAAGCAAAAAGCCCTACGGGGTTAACCGCAGGGCTTTAAACGAAGGCAATAACCCATCGTTAGAGCAAAAATACCACAGATTCGGGAAAAGTAAATAGCTCACGATAAAATAACGCCCTATTTTGTTATCTGCTTCAACTGCGCATCGGCCCATGCCTCTTCGATGTCAAATTTGGTGATTAGCTGATCGTAAAAGGGCTTAACAGACTTCTTCCAGGTATCTAGGCTGATTGTATCCGTTATCTGGCGCACCGCAGCGTATGCCTCAGTTGAGGGGATACGCTCATATCCACGTCCGCCGCAACGCTTACAGTTTGCAAGAACCGGCACGCCCTGCTTTTCAGTGAGGTCCTGATTCACTGCTTTACCGCGCCCGTGGCAGTCTTTGCAGGCGCAGCTGACAACTTTTTTACCTTTACAGGCCGAACATAGAACCCGCACCACCTCTTTCACCTGGCGTTTAACCTCGAAATCACTCGGAGATTGCTTAAGGTCTTTTGCCCACTGTGGAAGCCTCATGGTGTAGTGCGATTTCATCGTGAAAACATCAGCCTCAATGAATCCCTGCCCCGAGCAGCAATCACACTGTTTCACGCTTGCGGCGCTGCGGGAATAATCCTCAAAAGCGAAGGTGGCCAGCTGCCGCATTACCAGTGGCTTAACGGCATCGTCCAGCTTGCGCAGCGCGGCAACCTTATCGCATTTGGTTAACGCGTACTCAGCCAGCAACTCAATCGCCCTCGCCCGGTCGTTGTAACTGATGCCCATCTTTCCGAGGAAGGCACTGTATCCCATGGCGGCGCGTTCCTGGGTCATGCCCATGGCAGCCATAACATCAGTCCCGGTCAGTGAATCTGAAGCAGTGGCGCGCGGAGAGTCGCTAATAAGCGTCGACTTGGCGAAGTGGTATTTGAGGGTATTTTCAAGATTCATGCGGTCTCCAGCTCAGTAATGGTGAGTTCTAATTTCCCGCCCTTAACAGCAGGCATCTTCACAACTCGATAGTCGACTACCTGGCAGTCATCCAGCCAGAATCCCGCCTTAGTTAAAGCGTCGAATGCAGCTTTTTGCAGGTTATCCAGATCGCGGCGCCTGCGGTCGGGCATGTGACATTCAATTCGGATTTTGAGTGGTGCAGCCGTTCGGATGTTTAGCCTGGCGCTTCGAATGAAACTGGCCACGGCATAGCGGTACGCGACGCCATCAGCGCTAATGTGTGTACGCCCGCGGTTGTGCCGGTAATACCGGTTGTTACTCGGTGGCCAGGGCAAAGTAATTTGATATGTTTTCACGTTCACCCCCACATCCGGTTGCGCCAGCGGCTATCCGGGCGCGCTGGTGTATTTGAGGTCGGAAGGAAAGCACTGACAGTCCAGGTCACGTAATCCTTGTTTAGGCTGCGCTCAACTCGCACGCCGCGCGCTTTGTAACGCTTAACCAGTTCGTCGGCCTGTTCGGTGCTGCATTCGGTATGATGGAACCATGAATGTTGCATGCCCATCACCCCGCAAAGCCAAGCAGCTGCGCGGCGACATTTTCGGCCTCATGGCGACTGCGGAATGAACGAGACAGGACCCAGCGCCAAAGAACATCGAGCGCAGCTTTATAAAGTTGCTGGAACTCGAGTTCGTCCATGTTGGCGAATGAGATGCTACGTGGATGCTTTTTGAGTGTGCCGTCAGGTAGCTGAATAGCATCAAAGTGCCCTGCCTCGACGATTACCCATGAGCGGTAAGCATCGAAGGATTTGCACAGGCTAATGCCATTCGTGACCCGGCGGTATGCGACTTGCTCCAGATACTGCTCAGCAGCATTGATCAGCGCGCTCTCATTCCCGCCATAAGAAGCCAGGAACTTTGCGTAGCCGGTGATTAACTTCCGCTCGTTACTCGAGATAGCCCCGCCGATTGGTTCCCAGTATTCAAAACCGAGATTGAGAAGCGCGAAAAATCGCCGGTGGAATGCCGGGTTTCGTAGTCGCCTGAACTCGGCAACAAGAACATCGCCGAGCCGGGTTTTGGATTGCAGGATATCACTGGTCTCGGGTGTGGCCGGGATCAGTATTCCTGAATGGTGTTTGATAAGTTGTAATTCCAGCGCCATGGTTCTCTCCGTGGCGCATCAGGTATAGGGTGTTCAGGCCTATGAAAGAATGATATCAGACGGTGGTGTAATTCGGTACCCAAGCCGTTTTGCAAATTGCATAAACCCGTTAAGAGTGAAGATTTCTTCCTCTTCGAGTAAGGGTCGTAATGAAACTATTCCATTTACTCGATAAACCAGATATCTCCCTTCCGCCGGGAAGCTATAGATAACTGCATTATCGGCCCTTCTGACCACGTCGTACCATTGATCATCTGCATTAAAGGCATCTGCACTACACACTATTTCCCCCCAGAGCGACTTATTGACGCGGCAAACAGTAATCGGGAACAGCCAGGGGAACGCAAACAGCGATACTCTTTGAAACTGCTCCAGTCAAATTCACGCGATTAATAAAACCACTCGTCCGCGCTTTCCCAAGTCTCCTGCACGATATGTTCGACCTCTTTCTTGTCGCCCCCGAAAACAGTCAAACCATCATTACTGGCACGCTTAATCGTAATCTGGCAACCATCAAACTGCTTGCTAAGTCTTTTGAGCAGTTCTGACTCGAGCGCAGGTATAGCTCCAACAGGAAGTGTCTTCATGCGATCAATGGTTAACTCGATTTTCATTTTTCCCTCCGCAATGAACAACTGTATGTATATACAGTATATTTATAAACGTATCTCACGGATTTTGCAACGATTAAAGAGTGTTCGCACTATGGAGCGCTTTCAAGCTTACAGGTATATGTTTTAAGTACGATATGGGGCAGATCTCAGATTTGGAGGTCTACACAATAGTTATGTTGAATAGATTTCAGCGGAGTTTGGTGCAGTTTCGCTACTAAATTGTGGCTTAGAAATGAGATTAATAAAATGAAAATCTGTAAAGGCTAATATGGAGCTTGCTGTTACTAGCAACAAATTAGTCAGCAAGCTCTAAAACGATATGAAACATTACCAGAGCGTAATGTAATCCAACCGGTTATCGAAATTTACTGAGATGCAGGCACTGTATCATAATGACGAAAAGCCTCGATCCCGACTTTCTGACCATAAGAAAGTTCAAGTGTGTTACCATCAGGATCAGCGAAGAAGACATAATAACCTACCGGTTCCCCTGCCTGAACAGGTTCTTTTCGCAAGATGCCCTCCATCCTGGCCATCGCTACTTTATTGTCGATTTCTTCAATGCTTGAACAAGCTACTCCCAAGTGACCAAAATTACCTAAAGGGGTGTCAGTCACAACATCAACCTGGACAAGGACAAGCGCAAAAGGGCGAGTTAGGTCACTTAACCACGCGACTTTACGCGCCTCCGGAAGGTCAGGCTCTCGCCTGTGTACGACTTCCATGCCAGCATAACGGCCGTAAAAATCAATACTTTTAGCCAAATCTCTAACAACAAACGCAACGTGCGTAAAACCGACATCAATCTCTTTCATTAGGCTAATCCTTTGACTATCTCCAGAATCGCCATCTTAAAAGCTTAAGTTAACCTGAGGTCAAGAGCCTTTCAATCAATAATTTGCTGGATTTCTTGCACGTATTGTTCAATGTCGTTCAGGGTTGCAGCCTATGCTAACTAACTCCAGCAAAATGAAGATAAGGCCCGCTACGCACAGAAGAAAAGATAAAGTTAAAGCCGCAATAAAAACCATTAGAAACTCCATGTAATCATTTTTACTACCACAATCTTAGAATTAATTTTTACTTTGTCACGTGTGCACACCAGGCGATTTGATGTTGCAGAGCCAAACATATCTCGCGGGCTTTAACCACGTTTATTGAATGGTTTTTTTGTTAAGCATTTTACTCTTCATAGACAATTTTATGGTCACAGAACTCTTTTTTGTAAATTTTTTCAGTAAAATAGCACTAACTGTCCTTTCTCATGCTACTTTAGAAGAAAATCCTTAAAAGTGTGCAACTATGCTTACTACTCTCATCTACCGAAGCCACCTGCGAGCTGATGCACCAATTCAATCCATTATTGACATGGTCAGTGAAGCCAATTCCCGAAATGAACGTGCGGGAGTAACTGGTGTTTTACTTTTCAATGGGATTCATTTCTTACAGCTTCTTGAAGGTGATGAAGTAGCTGTTATGCAAATCTATAAAAAGATTTGTCTGGATAGACTTCACTTTAACATTGTAGAACTCTTATCCGATTATGCCCCCTATCGACGATTTGGTCGCTCCGGCATGGAATTAATTGATATAAGACTATTCAGTAAAGACGAGTGTCTGGACAGGGTTCTTCAACGTGGAACAACCCAACATAAATTGCTTTACAACGACAGAGCTTTAAGGTTTTTCCGTACATTTATAGATTCGGCTGAGACAGATAGCTATTATGTACTTCCTGATAGATTCAGTTGGTTTTTTTCATCCGAGCAAATAGATGTATCATCGGTCGATCCCGCTATAATCCAAGACATGCATGCAGTTATAGATCCTCTCGCTAGCCAGATTCATTCTTTTGTCTTGAGTGCAAAATCAGACAAAGACGATATAAAAGCTAATAATTTATTTTTTGATTTGGAATCGAAGAAAGATTTGTTAAAAATCGCAGGGAAGTTCATTAACTCCTCACAACGAATATCAATAACACTCCTGCCTTTAACCTTACTGAGGGTGCCTGATGCGATTGAAATATTGCTCGATTATATCAGAGAAAGTAACTTATACCCAGAACAAGTTATAGTTGAGTTTTCAGAGAGCGAAATAATCCCTGAAATTGATGAGTTCGCGCATTCAGTGCAGATACTCAAAAGTTGCGGATTAAGCGTTGCTATTAATGACTTTGGTATGGGTAATGCAGGTTTATTGTTTCTTTCGAAATTCCAGCCTGAGAAGCTCAAAATACACCCGCAACTGATACACAATATACATAAAGAAGGTTCCAAGCAGGCTATACTTCTAAGCTTAATCCGCTGCTGTGAACTTTTGGAAATAAGAATCTGTGCTACAGGAGTCGAGCAGACAGAAGAATGGATGTGGCTCGAATCCGCTGGGATATTTTGCTTCCAGGGCAATCTTTTTTCAAAATATGATAAAAATGGATATTTGAAGATCTTCTGGCCAGAATCTAATGAATTCAGCGAATGTTAAAAAGAACTAGTTGGTTTTCCAGCATGTCACAAAAGCGCCTCGTCACTACCCGAAGCGGCTTATCACGTGAAGGTAGTTTTTACGGTCATACACAGGCTGGAATTTCAGCTTTGTGCCAGAAGCGGAATTTGTAGTGCCAGAGACTCCTTAAAAGTTGATGGTTCGTTTGCAGGGATACTTACACATGTATCTCGGCTACTGCACTTTGCTAATCCTTTGCACATAGTCAATTACTGATTTTAGAATTGAGAGGGATAATGATGCTAGGAATATATCAGGTGATCTTTTAGCTGCCGGGGTGGTAAATTACAGCTATGTTTAGTGAACATTTTTTGTCAGAGAGCATCAATTTCGTGGAAAATGATAAGGTGAAGTTAAAAAGAAATGATAAGTGCTGGTGCAAATCAGGACTTAAGTATAAAAAGTGCCATCTCGATCGAGATCGTGAAGTGCCTGTATCTAAAGCCGAAGCCCTGAAATTTTCAAAATCTAATTCGCAGAGAAAGGCATGTTATGCGCCAACATCAATGCACGAAGATTGTGACAAACGTATCGTTCAGGCGCACACCCTTTCTAAGAGCAGTAGCCTTAGGGCAATCGCCGACTCTAGTAATCATGTTATGGGAGTGGTAATGAATCTTCCGAGCCTGATGAGAAACAATGGAAGATGGGTTCCCGAGAAGATCGGTATCAACCAGGCATCCACTTTTACCGGATTTTGTGCAGTTCATGACAGAATATTATTTTCATGTCTAGAGAACGATAAATTTACAGGTTCGGACGAGCAGTGTTTTGCCCTAATGTTTCGTTCGTTGTCTAAAGAAATTTACGCCAAGGAGGGGGGAAGTCGATCTTCCGATTTTGCTAAAAATGCCGATAAAGGAAAGCGACAAGCCGAACAGATCTATATTCAGGAATTTGTCAGCCTCCATCAAAGCGGTTTGAATGCAGCAATAGCTGAACTAAATAATCTTAAAACTAACCTCGATCGCATTCTGCTTAGCAGACAGTTTTCAGAAATTGAAAGTGTTGTCTTCACTTTTTCAGAACCATTACCTATTGCGGTTTCGTCAATTCTTTCACCGGAGAGGGATTTCGATGGGACCAAAATTCAGGATTTGAACGATCTTACCGTGTCGGCGGAACAGGTTTGCTTCAATGCTTTTTCCAGCGAAGATAAGGGATATGTAGTGTTCAGCTGGCTGGGAGCTTCAGCAATTATCAGACGTTTTGTGCGGTCACTGATTAAGATTCCAATCGACAGGATATTCAACACCCTACTGTATTTTTTCTTCTCAAAAGCTGAAAATACATACTCTTCTCCTGAATGGTGGGACAGCCTCAGTGTTAAACAGCGAGAGAATATCGGCAATATGATTATGTCGGGTGTTGATTTGTTTGATAACCGTACATCACAGGTCGATCATTCTGTTGATTATAACGATGTTGCGCTTGAAGATATAAGATTCAGCAACAGTGAGATTTCCAGTTGATTGCTTTCATACCTAAAGGGAAGCAGTTTAATCAGTCGTTCCTAAATTGTAACGATAAGATGGCACCACCTGTTTGCTGCCAGACTGCAATCTTTGTCGACAAACTTATATAGGCTGCTGATAACCTCCACTTAAGCGGAGGTTATCAGGTAGGGATGCTATCTGCCGATAGGCTTTAGTTATTGGGTACTCTTCCCAATTGTGATTAACTTGCTGCCCGATGATTAAAACACCTCAATGATTGTCATGTAGTTGTTGGAATTGCTAACTTCCGCTCTTCGCTCAAAGCGGACCATTTCATCCCTGTGCCCTCCCATCGGCTTTCAACCGCTCGTATTTGGCTTTCAAAAGCTCCACTGGTGTTGGCCCCGGCGGAGCTACTGGTGCTGCCAACGCCCGTCGAACAGGCGGGATCGGCTTACCGGCCAGCACCCGCTTTTCCCACATATCCAGAATTTCGCCAGCTTCACGCTCAAGTTCTTTCTGACTCAGTTGGCCATCAGTTCCGCGGCGCCGCAACTCTAGACAGATGTGGTAAAAAACCGGCTTCGGCCACGGATACTGCTCACTACTCGGATACCGGAACACCAGCTTACGCCACTTCCAGTATTCAGCCATGACGTCTGAGGTAGAGATCTCCAACACACAGCGCCCTTCCCTGCACCACTTGATAAACTGGCCTGGTGAAGGCAGGAATGGTCGCTCCTGACGGCGCACCATGCGCATGCCGGCTTCAACCTGTTCCAAGGTGGTTATCCCGTTTTCTTTGAACGCCAGCACCCACTGACGGCGAATCTCGTTCACGTCTTCCTGACTGCGATTAACCATGCTTGCTGGGAATGCAGCGGCCAGCTGTACGAATAGCCCGTTGATAATCTGAGCCACCTGCTGCGTTTGTTCGCGCTCGGTGTACTGCTCAGGCAGGTTGTGCGCTACTCGGCGAGCCTGCTCCCGGTCAAAATTGCGAATACTCTCGGCAAGATTTTTCATTCCATCACCCCGTCAATCCAGTCGGTGTTATGCAGGTCGATGCCGCCCCGGGATGGTTTTGACGTTCCGGTTGCGCGCAGCCGTTTGGTAGTGAGCTGATCCCACTGCTTGCGCAGACTCGAGGGGCTCAGGATGTTGTCTTTCCAGAATTCGTCCCTGTTAGCCCACTGGAACAGGTCACAGATTTCGTAGTGAGTGCGCTTGTCCTGCACACGCATCAGCCTGATGGTGTTTGCCCATTCCGCCCAGTTTGGCTCGGATAGCGATGCGTTGACGGTGAGAAGCCTGTCGTAAATCCATCGGGCGGCCTTGAGGTCGTCAGAGGATCCCCATGATTTACCTGCTGGGGTGTATATCCCGGCGGCAGCTTCTGGATGGCGTGAGAGAAACTTTTGAGTTTTCTGGTTTCGGGATTCGTCAGAATTCCGAGACGAGGATATTTTATTATTGTTCTTGTTATAGTCTTGGGTGTCTACCGTTTCCGGGAAGGTTTTTCCCGTTTTCGGTAACACTTTTCCCGATTTCGGGAAGACTTTTCCCGTTTTCGGTTTGTCTAAAATCCAGGCTGAAAGGTCAGTATTTATACCGACCGTTTTCATCACGCCCTGCTTTTGACTGAAGATAATTTTGCGTTCTGCGAGTGACTTGAGCGCATCAGAAACGTGGGAATCACTCAGCCCTGTAAGCTCAGCGATAACCGTGTTCGTAACGCGGTCCTGTTTCTTGTTCCAGCCGTAGGTAAGCCAGATCACCGCCTCAAAACATTGCCACTCCCGGCCTGACATTCTCAGGCGAGGCTTAAGCTGCTGGATCTCGTTAGCGACCTTGGTATACCCGTTCGACAGGTCGGCCATACGACCTCCCGGTTGTTCGGTTCTGTGGGGGAAATTGATAATTTCAGCTGTGTTTGACATACTTAGCTCCGCAATTACACTCCGTTTTTGCACCTGAAAGCCGTTGGTGTTCGAGCACCGCGGCTTTCGCCTTTTCTGAAGTCTTCACATTGCCCCCAGCATGGTTGTGACCATCGCCAGTAGCGGCGCCGTAAGGTCAGGATCGACACGGAACATCTCAAAAATCCCCTCGCCTAACTCCTTCAGTTTTTCCTTCTTCGGTGCATCGAGCATCAGAGCTTGCTTCGCCTCACTCACCTCTTTTTCCAACCTAGCCATCCGGTAGGCAAACGAGTCGTTCTTTACGACACGGTCGCGGTATCGAAGTGGTAATACAGACATGATCGCGGGCACCAGCTGTTCGACGTTCTTTCGGTACGATGCGGAGTCGTCTTTGTTGTCGAGCCAGCGGAACAGCTTCACGTTCCAGACATCGGCCTGGCCTGAGAAGTCCACTGCATCAAGTTGAAATTCTTCCGCCGCTTCCTGGATTTGAAGTGCAACAGCTATGCGCCCTTCTGCCGCCGCCCAAGCTCGTACCGCTGAGCAGATATCGCGATGATCGATATCCTTCACTGCCGATTCGCTTTGATGACACTGGAATATCAGAGGATTAGAGGAAGCTCTGCTACTCTGTTGAAATGAAACAGTTTGCATGGTTAAGGCTCCTGTTTGGGTAAACCGTCTGTTGGGTTTGGGTAGAGATCTGGGCGAAGCTCATGTGGTGTGACACCTGTGATGTGGAAAATTGGAAAAATATAATTTGGTGGAATGACACCGCAATCACGATTCTTCCAATGGCTAATAGACATACTAGATATCCCAAGAAAAGTGCTTAATTTCCTTGCTGATCCAGCGGCTTTAATTGCTTTATCAAGTCCTGACATAAGTCCCCCTGCTGAAAGATAGCAAGAGTAAACCACAGATTTACATTATATGCAAACCTTGGATTTATTGCTTGTATAAACCAAATATTTACAATGACAACATGAGAAAAGAAGAACCGAATCAAATACTCGTAGACCGTCTCAGCGAAATTAACGCTCGAGGCATTACGAAAGCCGATATGGCTCGTATAGCTGGAGTAACACCTCAAGCGGTTAACGGCTGGTTCAAAAAGGGCGTAATTAGTAAAAAATCTGCTCTTGCGATCTCTGATTCCGTAGGGGTTTCTGTGGCATGGTTACTTGGAGAGGAAGTCGGTGAGAAGGATGGACTTAAGCCTGATGAACAACGCCTTCTAGAACTCTATCGACAACTTCCTGAGGAGGAGCAGCAAAACATGCTACGCATATTTGCGCTTCGACTAAAGGAGTTAGATCAGTTGTATGAGAAGTATATGAGAGGACGCATTAAATAGTAGAGAGTGTTCGTACTCTCTTTTATTGCATATTAAAGCTGAAGGTGATGTTCACAAGCGTATGTCTATAAGCTATTACATCTTTCTTTAGCGGCCTACTATTATATAAAGGGTCTTATGAAACGTAAACCGCAAAAACATCTTATTAACATATTGCGTACTACTAAAGATCACCACCCTAACTTCACACTTTTTCTAGGCGCAGGTGCGAGTATTACGAGCGGTATAAAAAGCGCTTCAAAGATGATTGAGGAGTGGAGAAGTTCCTATTGTGAAATGCATGGCGAGGAATCTCTTAAACAACAACCTTGGTTCAATCAAAGTAATGAATACTCAGAGCTTTTCGAGTCTTTATATGATCAACCAACCCAACGACGTGAGTTTATTGAGAATTGCATCGTAAATAGCATTCCATCTTGGGGATATGTATACCTTGTAAACCTACTCAAACAAAAAACATTCAATACAATATTTACAACAAATTTTGACGATTTAATTAACGAAGCATGCTACACATTCTCAAGTAATTTAAGACCAGTAGTATGCGCACATGACTCCAGCATAAAAAACATCAGACTCACTTCAAACAGACCGAAAATCATTAAATTACATGGTGACTTCTTGTTTGATGATATTAAAAATACGATACGTGAATTGGAATCTCTTGAAGATAACATGAGAACTAAATTCAGACAGTATGCTAATGAATTCGGTATGATAGTCGTTGGCTATGCTGGTAACGACCGTTCTATTATGGATACACTGAATACACTTCTACATTCAGACAATAGTTTTCCACATGGTATATATTGGTGCGTTCGTAAAGATGCCACTTTACCAGAAGAACTCAAGAACTTAGCGAGATTCCCTCGATTCCACCTAATTGAAATTGAAGGGTTTGATGAGTTGATGGCTGAAATTCATCATGAACTAGGGTTTTCCTTACAAGAAGAAGTCGCCGATCCCTACTCTGCACTTTCAAAAAAACTAGATAAATACTTCACCGAACTTGATGGCGATGATGATATAACTAATGCTTTGATCAAAAAAGACATGAAAACTTTAGAAGATCATGTTTTAAAAATAAATTCGGCAAAAGAATTCATTAACAAACTTCATGCTCAAATGTCGAAGTATAAAATGGATCCTTCGGACAACAGTGCTCGACTCGCTTTAGAAAAAATGCTAAAAGAGGCTGAGTTTCTTAATGACGGCCACGAGGTATATATATATAGCACCCCAAATGCATTCATTGCAAATGCCGCATTTAGAGAAGGGGATTTCACTGCAGCCAAGAAATACGCCCAACGTTCTTTAGAACTATCTTTCTCAGTCGAAGCATTATCAATGCTTATACGTTCCAAGCTGAAACTAGATGAAATATCCGATATAAATAATGACATCGATAAATTATCAGAGTTAACAAGCCTAACTGATAAAGATATTACACGAGTCATTAGCGCAATAGTCGACTTAATATCATATGGTGCATTTGTTCATGCCAATAAATTGCTCACGATTCTTCATAAGAAAAGTGTTGGGGAAAGGCATAAATCCTTCATTAATTTGAATAGAGCACTTATCCTTAAACTTGAAGGTAAATCTATACCTTCAGATATTCACTCTTCTCTTCAAGATGATCTCGAGAAAGCAATCAAACTCGATGATCTCTGGTTAAGCTTCGGACTATCCATTCTGCTTGAACAGGATGAAATAACATTAAAGATGGCACAATCTTTAGAAGAACCGCAGTTAGTGGAAGCCCTGGTCATGGAAATGCCTATCTTTAAACTCATAGGACCGGATCTTTCTGAAAAACTGAGAGATGTAGCTTTGAGTAGAGGATTCGAAATTCCATCTGACGAGTCGGATATCGATGATGAAGAGACTGAAGAAACGTCTCAAGACAACGTTGTGCCACTGCTCCCAGAGCAGCACACGCCTTCCGACGAAGGAAGTGATAATGGTATTTTACCTATCGCTGACATAGAGGCCGGTGCAGAGAATTCTGCTGGCGATAAAGAAGATGTTGTGTCATAGTGAAATCAAGAAAAAATGAATTGTTGAGTGGCCAATCCTTTACACAACGTCTTGTTTATACTGGTTTATTTCGCTTGCGTTTACAATGAAGGAGAGTAAATGAAAGAAAAAAATGTTAAATCGACTGTTAAAAAGCTTAACCAAGATGAGAAGCAGCAATTGCTGCAACTTCTTGATAACAAATCAAAAAATTAACAGAGCTGTATTACAGTAATCGAAGTCCCGGATCCATTCCCGGGACTTTTTTTTAGCCTACAATCTTCAACCCTTTCTTTAAGTCTGCAAGACCTTCTTAGTCTCTTTCACGTGCCCATCTCTAGTCACTTCCCTTCAAACACACATTTATGAGGTGTTGGATTTCCTCGCAGTTTCAAGAAATTTTCTCCTTACCACCGCCAAACAAAAACCCATGATTGACACACATATAAACCAGTGATTTAATAAGCCCAATGAAATCGCTAGTCAGATTGCTGTCATTGCAACTTAACGCGCATCAGGTGTAAACGTTCCGCTGGCCGGCGATAAGGCAAACGAGGGTGAGAATGATTGATTTCGCACGCAAACCAGGACGGCAGCAAGCCGTAAAACTTAACTTGTTCGAAGTGATTCTTCGCCGCTTATGTTACTTGCTGGCGCAAAAGGGGAATCCAGATGTGTAACTCAACGAAATGCGGGTACTGCGGCAAGCCGGTTAAACCGGAGGAAGTAGTCAAAAGTACCCTTCTCTATAGCAACGGCGCGCAGCTGGCGCGCAAAGAAAAAGAATACTGCTCTGAACGTTGTGCTTCGTACGACCAGATGGCACACGAGGCATAACGTAAAAGCCGCGCAAGGCGGCCCGTACGTCCGGTGCTCCCGACCAAAGTTACACCGGAAAACTACTTAAAAAACCAAAGTTCACCCAATGGGCGCTATCTCTGGCCCGGGGATCTTACATCCAAAAAAGAGGATCTCACATGGAATTTTTCTATGTAGTTAAGGCTACGCAGAAATCTGGCAAAGAAGACGCAGTGATTTGGTTCACTGCGAAATCAGAAGCCCGCGCAAACCTACAGCTCGATGTTGAGCTGGAAGATGCTGGTATTGAAACCGGACGCGGTAAGGATTATGCCAAACCGATTCGCACCGATTTTCCGGTCTTCGACGACCTCCCGGAAGAAAGTACAGTGGATTACACCTGGTGCAAACGCTACGAACTCCAAGACGATGGACGCACCTGGTTGCCAAAGTCTGGTGCTGAGTCGACTGGACCCGGGGACAGCTCTGCCGCACCGGAAACGACCGTTAAAGTCGAAACTACCATCGAGAGTGTCCCGCTTGAAAACCGCACTCCAGCGGTTCGTTATGCCGTCCACCTGATCAGCGACAAATACCAGTCACACATCACTAAAGAGCAGCAACTGGCTGCCAGCGAAATGTCTCTGGATGAAGGCAACACCTATCTCCAGAATCTGCTGCTGGCGAAGAACGACATCCCTGAAGTTGCCGAACTCAGCCTGAACGCTGAGTGGAAACTGGTTCAGGCGATTAAGCAGGTCTTCGCGCCAGATGAAGAGCACGAAGTAAAGCTACTTACTGCTTTCATGGCCGACTGGTTGAGAGTAGATGCCGGCGACCGTAATGAGGTAGTGAGAGAGTGGAGGAACGGAAAGCTTACTCTGCTCAAATCAGAAAGAACCAGCGACGCCGATTTTACAACCGATCAGGTTCCAGAACCTGAAAACGGTATTCAGATTGACGAGAATGATGACGAAACCACACGTTATCCGGTCGTTCGTATGCCATTTCGCAAGCAGCTACTCGCTCAGTTCACCGCCGACGAACTGCGCCACCACTTAACCCGCGAAGAATACGAAGGTATCAGCGCGCTGGAAATGGACACAGACAACAGCTATGTCCAGAACTTGCTGCTGGCGGCAGAAAACTGCGAAGAGGTGAAGGGTTACGATACCAAAGACCTGTGGCGCTACACCGACGCCATTCGCAAAGTGTTCAGCCAGGAGAAGCGTCACGAACTCGCTTTGGTTCTCCGATTCACCAGAATCTGGGCTGCGACTGATTACATTGACCGCGGCACCCTGGTGCGCGAATGGGTTGAGGGTAATCGCATTTCTGAAGTAGGTTCTCCTGCACCTTTAGAACCAGAAAAACCAGAAACAACCGAATCTTATAAACGCGCTGTTGCCCAGAACATGGCGAACTTGAGCATTGAGATCGCGATTGCTCAGCTTTACCCAGATGCAGTACCGGGGCAAATCAACCGTACGCAACTCCTGGCCGCCAAAGAACTCGCTGACAAAAAAGATGAGTCGCACGCCAAGGCGCTCAAGGTTCTTGGTAAAACCACCGACATCCTCGACTACGACGCCAACAGTATTTTTGGAGTTACCCGCGCTATTTCATGGTCTGGAGAAGAAAGCACAACCGAACTGCGTAGCCAGGTGCGTGAGTGGTTCACGGCGAACGGCATCTATGAAAGCGGTGAGCGCTCTAAAGGCTATCCAGAATGGAACGAAGACTCCCGCGAGGTTCGTCATTCCACAGTGGAAGAACCAAGTACTCCAAGCCAGACAAAGGTCGCAAGCCTTGGAAGCGGCGTGTTCTCCATCGATGGCCTGATGGATGGAAATACCGAACCGGTCATCAATACCAACTCAAATGAAGTCGAAAAAACGGAAAACACAGCGGAGACCACCAGCGATGTGCAGATGGAAACGGCTAAGCCAGAAAAAAACGAAGATGTTGGTTCGGTACCACCGAGCGAAAGCACTGATGCAGCTAATTCGCAGACAGATTCCGTAGAAGCAGACCAGTTGCACGAAACAACAATTGACGTTCAGGAATCGAACCCAGAAGTGGAGTTCCCTGCATACTTCGAACCTGGCCGCTACGAAGGTCTGCCGAATGATGTTTATCACGCAGCAAACGGCATCAGCTCAACTCAGGTGAAAGATGCCCGTGTGTCGCTGATGTACTTCAATGCGCGCCACGTTGAGAAAACCATCGTCAAAGAGCGCTCTGCGGTGCTGGACATGGGCAACTTGGTGCATGCGCTGGCGTTGCAGCCTGAACAACTGGACGCAGAATTCAGCGTTGAACCGGTAATCCCGGAAGGCGCATTCACAACGGCCGCGACCCTGCGCGCCTTTATCGATGAGCACAATGCCAGCCTGCCGGCGCTGCTGTCTGCCGACGACATTAAGGTGTTACTGGAAGAGTACAACGCCACCCTGCCGCCGCAGGTTCCGCTTGGCGCTAACCTGGAAGAAACGGCGCAGAACTATATGGCGCTGCCAGCTGACTTCCAGCGTATTGATGGTGACCAGAAGCAGACGGCGACGGCAATGAAGGCTTGCATCAAAGAGTACAACGCGACCCTGCTGACGCCGGTTAAAACCAGCGGCAGCCGTGACGCGTTGCTGGAGCAGTTGGCAATCATCAACCCTGACCTTGTGGCTCAGGAAGCACAGAAACCGGCGCCACTGAAAGTGTCCGGTACCAAAGCAGACATGATCCAGGCCGTGAAGGCAGCCAAACCAGATGCCGTGTTTGCCGACGAGTTGCTAGATGCCTGGCGCGACAACCCGGAAGGGAAAGTACTGGTCACCCGCCAGCAACTCAGCACCGCGCTGGATATTCAAAAAGCTCTTCTGGCACACCCGACCGCTGGCATGCTGCTGACCCACCCGAGCCGCGCCGTCGAGGTGAGTTACTTCGGCTTTGATGAGGAGACGGGCCTGGAAGTTCGTGTGCGCCCTGACCTTGAGATCGACCTGGACGGCGTGCGTATTGGTGCTGACCTGAAAACCATCAGCATGTGGAACGTTAAGCAGGAAAGCCTGCGCGCCAGGCTACACCGGGAAATCATTGAACGTGATTATCACCTGAGCGCGGCTATGTACTGCGAAACCGCGGCGCTGGACCAGTTCTTCTGGATTTTCGTCAACAAAGACGAGAACTATCATTGGATCGCCATCATCGAGGCATCCGCAGACCTTCTGGAACTGGGCATGCTCGAGTACCGAAAAGCAATGCGCGCTATAGCAACCGGCTTCGACACAGGGGAATGGCCAGCGCCAATCATCGACGATTACACCGACGAACTGAACGACTTCGACCTGCGCCGCCTTGAAGCGCTGCGCGCTCAGGCTTAAGGGGGATTTATGCAAAATACTAATGTTACGGTTACTGACCAAAACACCGTTGTTAACTCAAACGTGGCTTTGTTCGATTCACAGTATCTGAACGCCATCAGCACGTTCGCGCAGATTATGGCTCAGGGCAACGCGACAGTTCCCAAGCATCTTCAGGGCAATCAGGCCGATTGCATGGCCGTAGCGATGCAGGCAGCACAATGGCAGATGAATCCCTTTGCTGTAGCACAGAAGACGCACCTGATTAATGGGGTGCTCGGGTATGAAGCGCAGTTGGTTAATGCCGTCATTTCACGTAGCGGCGTGCTGGCCAGCCGCTTTGAATATGAATGGTACGGACCATGGGAAAAGGTTGTTGGGAAATTCAATATACGTAAAGGTGACAAAGGCGAGTACCGCGTCCCGGGCTGGACCCTGGCTGACGAGGCCGGGATCGGCATCATTATCCGCGCAACCCTGAAAGGCGAAGACCAGCCGAGAGAACTGGATTTACTGCTGGCTCAGGCCCGTACCCGAAACTCTACCCTGTGGGCTGACGACCCTCGCCAGCAGCTGGCGTACCTGGCTGTCAAACGTTGGGCGAGACTGTTCTGTCCGGATGTGATTCTGGGCGTTTATACACCCGATGAATTGGATGATCGCCGTGAAGAACGAGAGGTAAACCCTGCCTCAGCGCAGCACGTAAGCCTTGCAGACATTTCAGGTGACAACGTCACTACAACGCAAACGGCTCAGGAATCAGCTCAAAACATCGATGCACTTGCTGATGATTTCCGTGACCGCATCGAGGCGGCTCAGGATGTGGATAGCGCTAAAGCTCTGCGCGCAGATATTGAAACAGTGAAAGCAACGCTGGGTTCTGCCCTGTTCACTGAGCTGAAAAACAAGGCCGTGAAGCGTTATTACCTGGTTGATGCACGGAACAAAGTCGAAGCAGCCATCAATTCCTTGCCACCTTCAGATGAGCCCGATGCAGCTGAGCGGTTCGCAGAAGTAGAGCGCGTTCTTGCATCATCGAAACGCCATCTGGGCGACGAACTGCATGTTCAATTCAGCATCACCCTAGCGGATATGAAACCGGAATACGTGGACTAACGAGATCGGGAGGGGAAACCCTCCCTCAAGGAGAAGAAATGCGACTGATTAATCGAGGCAGTAAGCAATCCCCTTTGGCTCGCCAGGCATGTGAAATCGCACTCGCAGCCCACCAGCAAAGATATGGTGACTATGGGCGCAGCAAGATGAAAGAGACCTATACGGTGAGAGTGGAAGGCGTGAAGGTCTGGGTTGAAGTGGTCAACTGCAAGGCAAGCTACGTGGCCACAGCAATCACCGGCATGCGCCGACTGCGTTCCCTGCCCGGCCAGGCAAACTGAAACTGAAATATCAACGATTAAAGACCGGCATATCTATACTCATGCCGGTTACCTGAGGTGAACAATGTCGCAGGTAATTTTTAACGAAGAATGGGTTGTTGGCGCAAGGCTCACAGAAAAAACAGGCCTGACCGAACGACAGATTGAGAAGTATCGCCAGGGCTGTTGGGTGGAAGGTGTCCATTTTAAACGGGTGTCTCCTTCTGGCGAAAAAACCTTGCGTGGCACAACCTGGTACAACTATCCGAGAATTAATCAGTTAATAAGGGATGCGTAAGATGGCGGCTTTGCCTACAGGTGTAGAAATCAGAAACAATAAGATTTGTATCTGGTTTATGTACCGGGGAAAGCGTTGCCGCGAAATTCTCAAAGGTTGGATTAACAGCCCGGCGAACATCAAAAAAGCCGGGAACCTTCGGGCTGTGATCGTTAGCGAAATCAACCTTGGAGAGTTTGATTACAACCAGCGCTTTCCTTCATCATCCAGAGCAAAAAAAACCGTAACCACTGTTTCAGTTCAAACCTTTTCAGAGCTGTGTGAACTGTGGACGAGCATTAAAGAAACCGAAATTAGCGCGAATACCATGCGTAAGACGCGCTCACAACTCGGTACGTTAATGCACATCATTAACGGAGATACGCCTGTTTCAGCTATACGCCACAGCGACATTCTGAAATACAGAAAGGAGCTGTTGAACGGTGAGACACTTTACCTGGCAAATCCCAGAAGTAACAAACAGGGACGCACTGTGCGTACCGTGAACAACTATATATCGCTTCTGTGCTCCCTTCTTCGGTTTGCACACAAGTCTGGCTTTATCAGTGGCAAGCCCTTTGAAGGGATCAAGAAACTACACAAAGGGAAAGTAAAACCGGATCCTTTAACGAAGCAGGAGTTTAGTTTGCTTGCGGAATCCGAGCGTGGCCAAAGCCTCAACATGTGGACGTTCGCAGTTTATACTGGAGTCCGTCATGGAGAGCTCGCAGCTCTTGCCTGGGAAGATATCGACTGGGAAAAAGGTACGGCTCATATACAGCGCAATCTTAATGCATTAGGAATGTTCGTCCCGCCTAAAACCGATGCAGGTGATCGAGTTATCACGTTATTAGAGCCAGCACTAGAGGCCTTGAAGGCACAGCGTACACTGACTTCGGTACAGCCAAAAACCGAGATTGTTTTTCATCATCGTGAGTATGGTGCGATGGAATATCAAAACCTGCGTTTTGTTTTCATGCCCAGGATGCGCAAGGGCAAACAGAAAGCCTACTACTCTTTATCGAGCATCGGTGCGAGATTCAACGCAGCTGTAAAACGTGCTGGTATTCGCCGCCGGAATCCGTACCATACGCGGCATACTTTTGCCTGCTGGCTTTTATCTGCCGGCGCTAACCCGTCTTTCATAGCCAGCCAAATGGGGCATGAAAACGCGCAAATGGTTTATGAAGTCTACGGTGCGTGGATTGAAGAAATGAATGGCGAACAGGTGCTGATGCTTAACGATAAGCTCGCACGCTAA